AAGCTGCCATGGTGTGGGTCATTTCTCAATTGGTGCGCAGATCAAGCTGGTGTAAAAGTGCCAAATGTGGTCAGCACCAAAGCGGGAGCTGAGGCTTTTAAGAAAAACAAGCAATGGCACGAAACACCAAAGATTGGTGATTTTGTGTTTTTTGATTTTATTATTGATGACAAGGTGACCATTAATCACATCGGTTTAGTTATCCGAGCATCGGAAAAACAGATTGTGACTATCGAAGGCAATACATCAGGCGGTGGGGATCAGCGCAATGGTGGCGAGGTAATGGTTAAATCAAGAACTTTGGGAGCAAGGTCATTTGTTGTCGGATACGGCCGACCAACTTATGGCGCGTTTTCGGGTGATTTGCCCGACCGACCAAAAGGAGAAAAATAATGGATCAAGCAAAAGCAATGCTGGCATCATGGGCTAGAAGCTCTGTGGCAGGCGCGTTGGCCGTCTATATGACAGGCAATACCAATCCAAAGGATTTAGCTTTGGGCTTAGTAGCTGGACTTGTTCCGGTACTTGCTCGATGGGCTAACCCAAATGATGTGGCATTTGGTAACAAGAAGTGACTCGAAAACTGCTCGCAGCAGTATTGATTTGCTTAGGTTTATCAATACTGACTGCTTGTGGTTATCAAGGATGGACACGATATGAATGCCAAGAATTCGAGAACTGGGAAAAGCCGGAATGCCAAAAGCCACAATGCATCCCATTGGGAAACTGCACTAGCGATGTCATTGGATCATTACCGCCATCGCCCAGAGCGACGCCGTAGCGCAGAAGAAGTCCATGCTCAGCTAATTCTTATTATTGGCACAACTCTTGCCATGGTATTTCTTATCGTGACTCTTGGAATCACTTACGCGTTAATCTTTGTTACTCAGCCGATTTCTGCTCAAGCTCCCAATGATGCCGCTTTTATTGATTTGCTAAAAACGCTGGCAATTTTCTTAACTGGTTCATTGGGCGGTGTCTTGGCTGGAAATGGATTGAAGAGTAAGCCGAAAACTGGTAGCGACACGCCACAATCCACGCGGGAATCTTGAATTTGTCAGATTTGCCTGTCACTCTTCATTTCGGGAGCTGAGACACGGCTCCCAGAAACGGGAGCAACAAAGTGAGTAATGAAATCGGATTGTTTGTAATCATGGCAATAGCCTGCATTCTGTGGGCTTTAATGTCATATTCCATTGGCTACAAAGAAGGCCACAAAGACGGCTATCAGCGAGGCAAGGCCGTAAAGCGCCACGCATCATCACAGGCGGTGCGCTAATGGCTTTCATGGACAACTACGAAGGCAACAAAGAGCGCACAGATCGTTGGCTCGCCACATTTCCGCAAGGCCGTTTAGAAGCCCATGTTGTGGAATTTAACGCGGAAAAAGGCTATGTGCTGGTGCAAGCCAAGGCTTACAGAAATCAGCTTGAGAATGACCCGGCCGGCATTGATTATGCCCATGGCTATCTTGCAGCTTATCCGGACAAAATGAAACGCTGGATGGTGGAGGACACATGCACATCAGCTTTGATGCGCGTGATGGCATTGGTTATGGGTGGCACAGAAAAAGCTACAAAAGAGGTTATGGCAATTGTTAAGACTGAGACACCAGCTGCTGATTATGACTACTGGACAACAAAGCATGGCGATGTGCCAAGCTATAAGACCAGAGAAGAAGCCGAAGAAGCTGATGAAACAGGATGGGCGGTCAATGGCGTGCCAATGTGCGCACATGGATCAATGCGCTGGAATCAGAGCAAACCCGATGCACCTAAAGCTTGGGCTGGCTACTTTTGCAGCGAGAAAGCAAAAGAAAATCAATGCAAACCTCGTTGGTATGTTTTGACAAGCGATGGCACATTTAAGCCACAGGTGTGATGATGAGAAAAAAACGATTGATTGTATTACTAGCAACCTTTGAAATCATGGCATTGACTGTGATGATGTGGCTGGTGTTCAAATGAGCGATTACATCGAAATCATCCATCCACAAAGCATGACAGCAAAATTGCTGTGCAATGGTGTGCTGGTCGAAGAATACAAAATTGAGCAATGTGACAAATGCTCACAGCTTAAGCGATTTGATAAATTCGGATACCAAAAAGGCTATGACCGCACAGATAACATCATTTGGTTTTGTGGTGATTGCCGATGATAAATCGCATTGAAGAAGTGCAATGCATGATTGCAGCCATATCACATTGCCATGACAGGTCAGCAGACCACAGCTCACGCATAGTAAAAAACCTTTCATGGTTCGAGTATGTGGCACAAATGGGCGAGTCAATGCTGGCCGAGATGGTTGTGGCCAAGCGATTGGGTTATGACTATGAGCCAGGAATTACATGGGATAAGTCTAAAGCTGATGTGGGCCAACACATTGAGGTCAAATGGTCAGCCAATCCAACATCCAATCTATGGATACAGGAGAGCGACCGAGAAGATCGTGACATTGCGGTGCTAGTTGTAGGCAACACACCAAAAATGCACATTGTCGGCTGGATGCCCGTAGCTGTGGCCAAAAAGCCGCGATATAAAAACACCAGCCAAAACAATTGGACTGTGCCACAGGTTAATCTGCAACCCATTGAAACATTGATAAGGAGCAACTATGCACATCCTGCAATTTGATTGCGCAATATGCAAGAAGCTGTATGGAAAGCCTAAGCAACGCTTTGGTCTTAAGAAAGGTGCCGAATTAACAGAGCATGAGTGGTTTGCACAATGCATGGGATGCGGGACATTTGGCATCAAGATTGTCGATGATGCTCGGATTGCTGAATTAAGCCAATGAAAAAGTTATCCACAGGCGTTATCCACATGTGCATGAAAGCTGTGGGACTCGCTCAAGATTACGCTCGGTTCTTGACAGCGTTGCTACCATCGAGACTCGTTAGCGAGCCGGTTAGCCGGTTAGCTCGCAGACGATTCTTGGTGGTTCTGGGCGGGCTTTGTCTAATTGGCATTACACCGGCTAATGCAACAGAAGCTTTTAAACAAACTACATCAATTGATTCATTAAAGCTTTATGCACATTCACGGATCATTAACTACAAAGAGTTTCAATGCTTTAACACATTGATAACCAAGGAAAGCAATTGGAGAGTAGAAGCTATCAATCCCAATGGCAATCACTTTGGCTTAGGTCAAATGCGAAATACTAAGTATCGCAACCTTGATGGGTATCGAATGATTGACTGGAGTTTGCGCTATATAAATCACAGATATTCTGGAAAGATTTGCGATGGTGCATTGGCACATTGGCGAAAGCATGGGTGGCATTGATGTCTAGTGGCTGGAAAGGTGGCAGCTCAAGGCAATGGCGTAAGATTAGAGAGCTAGTATTAAAGCGTGATGGTTGTTGCCAGCAATGCGCCCAGACTGAAGGCCCAATGCACATTGATCATGTAATTCCAAAGCGTTTAGGTGGGGGAGATGAATTGTGGAATTTGAGGCAATTGTGCCAAAACTGCAATTTAGCCAAAGGAGGCCGTTTTTTTGATACGGAAGGAACACCCCCGACTCTCCATGGTGTGTTTATACCCCAAAACGAGTCGATAAGTCATGATTAAGGATGAACAGGTCATAGTTGGTAGCGATACGGCTGAACTAGGCTCAGATGGGCTAGAATCGGTTTTTTTGCCGGTAACAGCTCCACGAATCCACTCACCGCTCAATGATTTGCCATCGCGTGGCTTTGAATTGATTGATTTTGCTGACCAGATTATTGAAGGCGGCTTTATGCCGTGGCAAAAGTTTCTGGCCGAGCATTCTCTCAAGATAAAACCCGATGGCCGTTACCATCACCCAATTTCGGTGGCCAGCTGTGCAAGGCAAAATGGAAAAAGTACCTACATGATGGCGCGAATCATGATGGGCTTGTTTCATTGGGATGAATCGTTGCAGGTATCCACAGCTCACCGTCTGGTCACATCGTTGGAGCAATTTAGATCAATTGTGCAAATCATTGAAGAAAACGCGGATTTGGCAAATCAGGTCAAACGCATTCGATGGCAACATGGAGCCGAAGAAATACAAACGACCAAAGGTAATCGGTTTATTATCAAAGCTGGTGGATCGGCATCCCGTGGATTGTCAAAACCCGAAACCATCCACATGGATGAAATCCGAGAGCTGCACGATATGGAAACATTTGCCGCAATGCGATACACATTAATGGCTGCAAAAAATCCACAGGTCAATTGTTTTTCTACGGCCGGTGATAGTCACAGCATTGTGCTCAACCAATTGCGCGAGCGCGGGTTGGCGGCAGCTAGTGGTGCATCCGATGATGTGGGTTATTTTGAATGGTCGGCACCAACTGATGAAATTAGCTTAGAAAATGCAGCTTTTGCCAATCCCGGCCTCAACATAACAATTCACCCGGACAATATCCGAGCCGTTTTCAATGATCCTCCCGATGTGGTGCAAACCGAGGTTTTAAATCGTTGGGTGCAGACAATCTCCAGCGTTATTGGGGCCAAAGAGTGGCAAGAATGCGGCGATGAAACAATTGACCTTCATGAGGATAAATTGACATGGATGGCCATTGATATTTCACCGGACAGAAAACATTGTGCATTGGTCGCTGCCCAAAAGCTTGGATCAGAGAGCTTTATTATCAAGCTGTTGCACACATGGGAAAACACAATTCAGCTAGATGATCGGGCAATTGCAAATGATGCAGCTAGTTATTGCCGGAAGTATCCTATTGAGTATTTGCTTTATTCAAGGCGCACAAGTGGCGCGGTCGCAGCTCGAATGCAGCCGGCCGGTATTCCAATCCATGACATGGATGCCGATTACCCGCAAGCATGCGATGAGCTTTTGGGCGCTATTAACAGCGGCAGACTCAAACACCGAAATCAAAGCTCACTCACCGAACAAATGCTTTCAGCCGTGCAATTGCGCCGCGGTGATGGCGGTTGGGTTATTGGAAGGCGAGCAAGCCAATCGGCCGTGTGTGCCGCCGTAGCAGCCGCGCTATGCACACACTATGCGACACGCCCGGAAACGGATATAGATATTTTAGTGGGTTGATGCTTGACATTTTGAGAAAATGCGCCCATGGGATTATTTGACCGCAAACGCACGATTGAAGCTGTCGCGCCTATGCGCGGTGCTGACATAGCTGCACAAATTGGGCCAGCTCCGACTCTTGATGCATTTTTTCCATTTGGCGGCGCGGATTATCTTGCAAGCCGTGAAGAAGCAATGAGTGTGCCAGCAATTGCACGCGCACGAAATATGATTTGTAATTCAATTGCCACAATTCCAATGCTCACACGCGACAAAACAACAGGTCAGGTTATTGACCAACCGGTTGTCATTAATGATCCAGACAAGCGCGTGCCGGGAGCTGCATCATGGTGTTGGGCGGCTGAGGATTTACTCTTTACCGGTTTTAGTTATTTTCAAATTATGGATTTGTTTGCCGATACCGGGCGCGTTCGCCAAATGTGGCGCGTTGCTCCTAATCGTGTCGGTGTATTTTTAAATTCAATTGGCACGCAAATTGAATATTACACAGTTGATGGATCGCGCGTTCCGATGTCAGGTGTTGGATCGCTTGTTGTGTTTTACGGCAATGATGAAGGTCTGTTAAATAGAGCGGGTCGCACAATTCGCGCCGGTGCAGAGCTTGAAAGAGCTGCTGCAATGTATGCACGCGAACCCGTGCCATCAATGGTTTTAAAATCTAATGGCACAGCATTACCAGCTGACCGAATTGCAAAATTGCTTGATGCCTGGGGGTCAGCGAGAAGAAACCGCGGAACGGCTTTTTTAAATGCTGATATTTCGATGGAAACTGTTGGCTTTACACCGGAGCAAATTGGCCTAAACGCAGCTCGCGAAATCATTGCAACAGAACTGGCCAGAGCTGTTGGCATTCCGGCTTACTTTATTGATGCGCCGACTGGATCATCCATGACCTATGCAAACGCCAGCACGGCGCGTCAAACCTTGTTGGATTTCTCGCTATTGCCTCTAATGAACAGCATTAGCAGCAGGCTCTCAATGGCAGATTTTACGCCATCAACACAGCGCGTAGAATTTGATTTGAAGGCATATCTTCGCGGATCAGAAAAAGAGCGTGCAGAAATTTACAAGATTTTGTTCGACATCGGAGCAATCACTACCGATGAAATTAGACAAATGGAGGATATGATCTCATGAAGCTAACAACACCGATGGAAATCACGGCAGCTGATTCTGATTCAAGAACAATCACCGGTCGCATAGTTGCATTTAATGAGCAAGCAAATGCAAGCACAGGCAAAGTCACTTTTGCTCGTGGGTCAATTGTGCCTCAAGATGTTTTTTTAAACCTTGAGCATGACAACACACGCAGAATCGGAAAGAGCATTGCCATGAGTGTGAATGACAAAGAAATGACAGCGACTTTTAAGATTGCTAACACCACAGCCGGCACCGATGCGCTCACAGAGGCAATGGAAGGCTTACGCGATGGATTCAGCATTGAATTGGCCGTTGATAATTATGAAATGCAAAAAGATGGCACTATGAAAGTTTTAAATGGCCAGCTCAAAGGCGTGGCACTAGTTACCGAACCAGCCGTGCGATCTGCACGCGTTTCAGAGGTAGCAGCATCAGAAGATTCTGAAACTGAAACAGTTACAGATAACACAAACCCAAATGAAGGAGACAAAGTGGATAACACTACCGAAAATACCGCTCCTGCCGTTGAACCGGTAGCAGCTCCAGCAGTCGAACCCGTACAGGCATCACGACCTGCATATTTCACATCACCACGCTCACCAATTATTAACAAGGTGACATATCTTGAGCACTACCTACGCGCAAGCGTTTTGCATGATGAGGATTCACGCCAGTATGTAAAGGCAGCTGATAACACAACATCAACCGCACCCGGCATGATTCCAACACCACAAAGCACACAGGTCATCAATGCACTTGCAAATGCTGATCGTGGCACAATCGATGGCATCAGCCGTGAGACATTAGTTGCAGAAGGCATGACATTCGAGTTGCCCCGTGTGACCGCTGTGCCCACAGTTTTGCCAATTAATGAAAATGATGCAATTACAGAATCATCACTATCTGCAACATTTTTGTCAGTTTCCGTACAGCCGTTCAAAGGCCGTGCGATCTCGACAGTAGAGCTCATTGATCGCAGCCGACCAGAGTACCTAACAGCTTTGCTCCAGAACCTTGAGTTCGCTTACGCAAAAGAAACTGATGAATATGCACTTGCAACAATGCAAGCGGCAGTCACTAGCGTGACAGCACAGGCAGCAAACTCAGCAACCGGATTCCTTGGATACACATCAAAGGCAGCCGCGAATGTTTATGGCGCATCACTTGGATTCGCTCGCTCATTAATCGTTTCACCTACACAATGGGGAAACATCATGGGATACAACGACAATGGCGCACCTCTTTACAATGCAGCACAACCATCAAACGCAGCTGGAAATGTTCGCGGAGATTCATTGCGCGGTGTAGTTTCACCGGGCTTAAACCTTTATGTTTCACGCTCATTTGGTAACGCTGGTACAACAACAGCTGATGGCGATTCTTCAATGGTCGTTGTCAATCCAGATTCATACACATGGTACGAATCTCCACGCTTTACGCTACGCAGCAATATCAACAGCGATGGAACAATTGACATCCTGTATTACGGCTATGGCGCACTAGCTCCAAAGGTGCCAAATGGTGCCCAATTCAATAACCTCCCATAAATAACTCAAAATCGGTAGCGGTCGCTCCCGAACGCTACTGACACGAAAGGAACTGAGATGCCAGCAATAGTCACAGCCGCACAGCTGAGGTCAATTCTTGGTGTCTCAGTTTCTTTGTATAGTGATGCTCAATTGGATTCTTTTATAGATTCGGCTGAGCAAACGATTTTGCCTTTACTTACGCAATACCAATCATCGGTGACTTTTGCCAATGTAAGTGATTCCGTCATTTATTTCACCACAATCCGGCCAAATTATTTTGTGCCGGGGCAATCTGTCATTGTTACCGGGGCCGGAACCTACAATGGCACTTACACAGTCACCGATGATCGTATTGAGCCTTACACATTTACAGCAGCAACAGCAGCAGCTGACCGGACTTACCCATTGCCATTTATTCCTAGCGCATTGGCTACATTGAGCGGATCATCAGCTGCACAGCTGTACGCAAGCACGCCGCCAATTGAAAACGCAATTTTGGTTGTTTCGGTTGAGATTTTCCAAAGCATTACAGCTCCCGGCAATCAAATTATGGCAGACAATTTTCAGCCATCACCATTTGTGCTTGGTCGCAGCTTAACAAATAGAGTCGTTGGCCTTTTAGGCCCATTCTTGGATGTTGAGGCAATGTGCCAATGACCATTGAAGCTGACATCCGCACGCCATTGCAGACCGCACTTTCAACAATTGCAGCCAATGTGTATAACGGCATTCCGGAGGCAATGACTAGCCCAAGCATTTGTTTGATTCCCGATGCACCTTATCTTGAAAGCGTTTTAATTAATGGCGCAACAACTAAAGTCAAAATCAATCTGACCGTGACTGGTGTTGTTGCATATATGAACAACGCAGCAGCTTTAGACAACCTCGAACAACTAATGATTGACATTATCAGCACAATGCCATCTGGTTATGAAGTCGGCAATGTCAATCAACCTCAACCATTGGAAGTCGGTGCAGGTAAATACCTCACAGCCGATTTACAAGTCAGCACCTATTACACCAACTAAGGAGAAATCATGCCAACAACAATCGTCACCGGCAGAGACATCACTTTCACCATTGCTGGTGATACTTATGATGCTCAGGCCACATCCGCAATTCTGACTATTGATTCAACAATCAATACATATCAAACACTCGATGGCAAGGCGTATTTTACGACTGATTCGCAAGGATCATTTGCCGTGGAGATGCTTGCCGATTGGCCAGCAGGTGGGTCACTATGCAACGCGCTATGGACAGCGGCAGACACCGCACCAAACACACCATTGGCCGTTGTTTTCACAGCTGCATCAGGATCGGTGTTTAATTTTGATGTGCAGCCAATTTTCCCATCAGCTGGAGGCACAGCACCAGATGCACAGACTGTTTCACTAGCATTTACCTGTGTGACCACACCAACACTATAAAAAGGAGCTCGGGAGCATGAAATTACCAATCACAATAGAGTTTGTTTCGGGGGATAGCGCGACATATACCGCGCTACCACCGGAATGGATGAAATGGGAACAAAAAACCGGAAACACGATTCAACAAGTGTCTGAGAAATTAGGCATTGCAGATTTGATGTTTTTGGCGTATCACGCAAGCAAGCGCGAGGCAGCTGGGAAGCCTGTCAAGCCATTTGAAGTGTGGTGCGAGACTGTGACTGACATCAGCATGGGAGAAACCGAAAACCCAAAAGTTACGAATCCGGATCAATAAACCGGATTCTTTGGGAATTAGCAATCACCACGGGATTGTCACGATCAGAGTTTCAAACGGCCGAAGATGTTTTAACTGTTTTTGAGATTCTAAGGATACGAAATGGCGACTGAGGCAATTACATACGATAAGAATGAATTGCGCGGAATTCTTAAGGCTTTTAAAGCCATGGATGAAAGAGCTGTGCAACAAGCCAAAGGCGTATCAAATGGGTTGGCCACTTATGTGCAATCAAAAATTAAAAGTGCAGCTGGTGGCCGACCAAATAAAGCGGCCAGCCGTGTTGCTGATGGCTCGCGCGTTAGCAAATCATCCAAAATTGGTGAATTATCATTTGGCTTTGTATCTCAAAAATTTAGCGGTGGAGGTACAACTCAACAGCTTTGGGGCGGTTACGAATTTGGATCAACAAAATACAAGCAATTTCCAATTTGGTCGGGTCGCGGGCCTAATGGGGGATCAGCGGGATATTTCATATATCCAACCTTGAGAGCTGAGCAACCCCACATCATTGCTCAATGGGAAGCTGCATTTACTAAGATTTTGAAGGAGTGGTAATGGCCGGACAAAGTAGAACGCTCAAGCTCTCCATTCTTGGTGATGTAGATCAGCTTAAAAAAAGTCTAAGCACCGGCTCAACCGAGGTGCAAGGTTTTGGCGATAAAATTGGCAATTTTAGCAAGAAAGCCGGAATTGCATTTGCTGCTGCTGGTGTAGCTGCTGCTGCATACGCTGGCAAATTGCTTGTTGATGGTGTGAAATCTGCCATTGCCGATGAAGCTGCACAAACTAAATTGGCCACAACTTTGGAGAATGTCACCGGTGCCACAAACGCTCAAATCAAAGCGGTTGAGGCGCAGATACTCAAGACATCTTTATTGACCGGAAAAACCGATGATGAGCTAAGGCCATCGCTAGATCGTTTATTAAGAAGCACAAAAAATGTTGAAGAAGCACAAAGGTTGCAAGCTATTGCTTTGGACATTAGTGCAGGTTCAGGCAAATCTTTAGAGGCCGTTTCAAATGCGCTTGCGAAAGCAAGCGAAGGTCAAACGACAGCTCTTGGAAAACTAGGTGTTGGCATTAGTGCCGCCGAATTGAAAACTATGTCATTTGAGCAGATTACAGCTAAATTGGCTGGCACATTTGAAGGTCAGGCATCAAAGCAAGCAGACACATTTGCCGGCAAAATGGCTCGTCTTAATGTGGCATTTGATGAAGGCAAGGAAACAGTCGGATCATTTGTGCTTGATGCAATTACGCCGCTGGTCAATAAATTTGTTAATGATGTTGTTCCAGCAATTCAAAAATTTGCAGATGCAATCGGGCCACAGCTTGAGCCAATCATAAAAGCTCTAGGCACATACATTAATGACACATTTGTTCCAGCGTTCAAAGCGATTTGGTCATTTCTCACCACTTTTCTTATTCCAACATTTACAGCAGTTTTGAAGCCAGCTCTTGAAGGATTAAATACGGCATTTAATACAGTTAAAACGGCTATCAATGACAATTCTGAGGAATTAAAACCTCTTGTTGGATTCATGAAAAATGTTGCGGATTTTGCCAAAGATACGCTTGCTCCAATTTTGGGCGGTGCTTTAAAACTAGCTTTGAATGTAGTGGCAGGAATAGTCGCGGGTCTTGTGACTGGTTTTGCCAATCTTGTCACGGGAGTTGGAAAAGTAGTAACGGCCGTCAAAGCATTCATTAAACTGATGACCGATAATCCAGTAACAAGATTTTTTGGTGGTGGAGACAATTCCAAAGGATTAAGAGCAGGCACGGCAGAATTTGATCCAAATATGGGTGGAGGTGGTGAATTTGATACTGGTGGAAACACATTTATCCCATCAGCCGATTCACCTACATTTACAGGCGCACCGCTTGGTGCCTATTCACCAGCCATGCAAGCTGCCATTTTAAGGCGTGAAGAATTAAAGGCCGAAACCGAAAGATTAAGAGCTGCACGCGAGGCAGCAGCTATTGCCCGAACAGCTGCAACTGGTGGGCTTTCAACAGCTGAAAGAATTGTAATTAATGTCAATGCTGCATCAATTATTGATGAAGAAGGATTCACACGGGCAATCAATGATGCTCAAAACAACAGTTTTTTTAGAGGCACCGGTGGTGCGACTAATTTAGTGGGAATCTAATGACACTTTTTAATCCTGTATGGCGTGTCACGATTGGCGGCGTTCAATATCAAACAGCCATTTTAGCCAATCTAACAATTACCAGCGGGCGGACTAACATTTATGAACAAGCAAATGCCGGATACACGAACCTTGAAATAATTAATTTAGATCAATCAAATGTGCTAATCGAAATCAATGATTCGCTGACTATTGAATTGCAAGATTCAACAGCTACATTTGTGCCAATCTTTGGTGGGTCTGTCGTTGATGTAGGCATTGCCGTGGCCGAGGTTGGAAGCGTTGATTATGCTCAACGCATCAGAATTGTTGCATTGGGCGCATTGTCCAGATTGCCAAAGGCATTGACAGATGGTGTTTTATCGCAAGATTTTGACGGAGATCAGATTTACACCATTTTAAAAGAGGTGTTGTTTTTGTCATGGCAAGAAGTGCCACAAGCATTAACATGGGCAACTTATGATCCAACGACCCAATGGCAAGATGCCGAAAATAGTGGATTAGGTGAAATTGATCAGCCGGGCAATTATGAGCTTGCAGCTAGGACATCCTCAGTCATTGATGTTTATTCGCTTGTTTCAGCTTTGGCCACATCAGGCTTGGGCTATATTTATGAGTCGAGCACGGGCCAAATTAGCTATGCTGATTCGACACACCGCACAACATATTTAGCCGCCAATGGCTATGTTGATCTGACTGCCAATCAAGCTTTGGCATCAGGTTTGAGTATCCAATCCCGTGCTGGTGATGTGCGAAACACCATCACGCTGAAATATGGCACGAATTCACAAAATGAGGTCAGCGCGGTTGATTCTGCATCGGTTGGCTTATATGGCCAGCTCGCACAGATTTTCACAACAACTATTAAGCATCAAGCCGATGCTCAAGATCAGGCCGATTTCTATTTGGAGTTAAGAGCCTACCCACGCTTTAATTTTAACAACATTACATTTGAGCTGACCAATCCAGAGCTTGATGATGCCGACCGGGATGATCTAATAAATGTGTTTATGGGTATGCCCGTCAATATCGCCAATCTGCCACTCAACATGAATTCAGGAGATTTCTTGGGTTTCGTTGAAGGCTGGACATTTTCGGCCAGATATAATCAGGTAAGCGTTTCAATGATAGTTTCACCGATTTCATTCTCATTGCAAGCTATGCGATGGAATGATGTGCCGGTGACAGAACAATGGAGCACAGTCAATCCAACTCTGGATTGGATTAATGCCACAATTGTGGCGTAAGGAGAAAACACATGAGCAACCCGACAACCCCATTTTCCTGGCAAATGCCCACGGCCACAGATTTGGTTACGGATTTGCCTGCTGACTTTGAAGTCTTTGGTCAAGCTGTGGCAACATCAATGGCTGATTTACTTGGTGGCACAACTGGTCAGATACTTTCAAAAGCGAGTGGAACCGACATGGATTTCACTTGGATTGCAAATGATCAAGGTGACATCACAGCAGTTACAGCTGGAACAGGTATCACAGGCGGTGGCACATCAGGTGCAGTCACAATTACAAATGACATGGCAACGACGATTACAGCATCAGGTGACATCGTTGTTGGCACGGGTTCAGGCACATACGACAATCTACCAATTGGCACAACTGGACAGCTTTTGACAGCTGACACTACGGTTTCGCCATACAAGGTAAAATGGGCTACGCCTGCAACTG